CCCAATCGCCTGAATAACTTGTTTTAGTTTATCCATGCTTCACCTCCTTAGAGGGTATTTTTAGCGGTATTATAAATCTGTGCAAAATCGATATTTTCCAAGTCAGTGATTTTTTGACCAAGTTCTGTCATTTTAGACACGATAGCCTGATCCGCTGACCCTGCACCGTTAGCAATACGGTCTGCAATTTCTTTTAAGGTATCCAACTCCTCGGGGACACCTTCACCAAGAATAGCTGTTTTGACCCCTTGAATTGCTGTGTCAAGTTGCTGTTGTGTGATTCCGCCTTGCCCGATCTCGGACTTGTCAGCCTTGCTTGCAAGTGTGGTTTTAATTTCTTTTACGTCAGCTCCGACTGCTTGGGCGAATTGAGTTAATTTTTCTGTGTTTAAAGTCATAGTATATCCTTTCAAATTTTAGCTAGGTTATAGAGTACAGTTAGATCTGGGAGTTCTTCTGTCTGCGGCCCGTTTGGGTGCTCTGCAATGTATTTATCGATTTCTTCTTTGACATCGTTTTTTACAAGTGATAGGACTTCCTCGCTTGTGAATTCATCCGCTGAACGGGTAATATCCAAGCGTGTCGAGCGGTCGCTTGGGAAGATATACCCATCACAAACGACTTCGACCAGATAAGACCCAATCGGGAGCGGCTTGCTTATTTTAAAAGTAACTTTTGATTTGTCTACTGTACTCTCAAATGTTGCCTTTCCTTTTTGGTTAAAGATCCGGATTGTGGCATTTTTGCCATTTAGATCACTGATTGGTCGCATTTGCTCGTCCAGTAGCTCATATCCAAAAAGTGAGGCAGAGTCGCCTTGCTTGACGACTGCCCCTCCTTCAAATTGTTTTAGGTTTGTTGAATTAATGCGCATAATTCACCACCTCAGCTATAATAGTTCACCAGGTCGTCCTTGTCCCAACATGAAATCCAGACTGGTCCAAATTGGCCAAATTCAAACAATCGCCAATAATAGCCACCATAATAGCCACCTTTGCCAGTGTCCGTGATATGAGCTTCATCAAGCTCGAAGCTAAAGTACATTCCGGCTTTAAAGTCTTGATCTGCTCCGTCTGGTAAGTTGTTTCCGTCCTTATCGACCCAGTTTACCATCGAAACGGGAATACCGTTTTCAGCCCAATCGAAGCCAACGGGCGCTAGATAGTCACATTTAATTTGCCAGATACCATTAATGTATTTGACCTCATTTGCTTCGTAGTAAGCCTTTTCTTGCGGTTGTACGGATGTGTTTGCTTGGTTGTTTGTCTGTGGTGCTGTTTCAGCATATCGCCAAACCTCGATATAAGCTGGTTTATTCCAGCTGTAGTAGTCGTTCCAAGGATAGGTATTGATAGCTTGTCCGACTGCTCCTTGTGTCGAATAGTCGCAAGAAATGAAGTATGTATCATCGATCATCGCTCCGACATGCCCACCAGCGCCACCAGATGAAGACATATCAGCACCCCATGACATTAGAATAATATCGGCCATTTGAGCGTCCCATGGTTGGTTACGGCTCACACGATAGAAGCCGTTATTTGCGAGTTGCTGTCCAAGTGTCACCGTTGATGGCAAACCTTGAATTGGGATACCCGATTCTTTCAATACTTGCGACATGATACCAGAGCAATCCCCTGTCCCATCTGAACCGTTGCGAGAACCTAACATCGAATATGTAATCAGCCCACGACGGCTTGTAAAACCGTTAACTATAGATTGTTGTACACTCATGTTTTTTCAATCCTTTCTAAAATCAAAAGCGACTATCCAAAAGAAGATAGTCGCTAGTACGAAAATATTAATCTTGGTTAGGTTCTTCATAACCTAATGCTCGTGTGCTATCGCTCAATCCTGTAGTAGTTGGGTCGTTAACAATCCCAACAAGCACGAGGAAGGCAAATAGTACATTGATAAATACAAGGACTTTATCAATCGTTTGGCCAAATTCCAATTTGATGCCAAAGATATCGGCAAATGCTTGAAATAGCAAAGCCAAGGCTGGCACAAGGGCAAGCCAAAAGTTTTTATTTTTCAAACGTACATTCCAGTTGATTTTCATAGTGTTACCTCTTAATTATTTTTATTTTGGATTAATGCTTTAAGTTCCTTCATATCCTCGCTCAGGGCCTTGACCTGCTCTGCGAGGATCAATAGAGACTTATTCTGTTCATCGTGGTTATCTAATCGTCTAACGGCAGTAAGACGGAAGTCACGCATGTTTTCAATGTCTTTTTCTATCACGACCATGCGTTTCTCTTGTGCCACGACACTTCCTTTAAAATTGCCGTAAATTCCAAGGAGGATACCAACAAAACCTACCATCATACTGATATCCTCTGGTGTAAAGTGGATCATAGATCACGCCCCTCTCTAATTAAAGTGTTGGTTGTGGTGTAGCTGTGGCCACTGGTTGAGTTTCCAAATTGCTAGGAGCTTCTTCTTTTGGTTTGCTCCACTTCCAAATGCCAATCTTACCATTTTGGTAAAGGCTGTTTAATTGATCCAAGGTTTCGCCTTGATAAGTAAATGGCTCATTCACTTGGATCATGATGCGTTTACCTTCACCAAATGCTTCTGTGTGGTTTGGATCTTCGATGGTAAAGATTTCTTGTGGTTGGTAAGTCTTGCCAGATTGACCAAGGTCTACAAGTTCAAGACCACGCTTGAATACAGTTGGATCAAGTGGATTGTCAACATCAGTCACACGGGCCAGCACGTTCCATTCTGCCACTTCTTTAATCTTCTGGATTTGGTTCGCTTTTTCTTCGTTATCCTTGGTTAGAGCTTGGATTTTAGCAATAGCATCATTGTTAGCTTCAACAGATTTGTCTAACTCTTTCTTGATGGCTACTACTGCGCCAGATGTGTCAAGTTCCATGCGGACAATGTTCAATACTGCTTCGACCAATGTTGCATCATCTTCGGTCATGCGGTTAGTTGGCAAAATTTCCTCAAATACACGGTATGGGAAGTCTTGCTTGATTGCTACCTTGGTAGTGTTAGCTACTGCATCGTATGATTTAAATTGTACTTTGTAATCCATTATTTATTTACCTCGTTTTTGTTCTTGATTTCTTCAAAAAGATCCTTCAAGTCCTTATCGGACTCTAGGACAGAGCGATAGCTTTCAACTTCCTGAGCAAGTTGTGCTACAAGTTGCTGCGACTCGGTGAGACGAACCTTGAATTCAGCCTCATTGATTGACTTGCTGGCAAGTTGATTTGCCAGTTCTGTGATGATTGCTACATAATTATTTTCGTTCATTACAGCTCCTATCTGTAGTTATATTTCGAAAGGACACTACCGATGTGACTTTGAGCAGCACTGTTTTTGAGATCCCAGCCATATCTTTGTAGGATGCCAAAACATGTGAGCAGATCCCATAAATAAGTTCCAACGCTACGATGATTACCATCTGCTGTGTAGATCATTCTAAAGTCAGATGCAATCATTTCAGAATATGTTGTACCATTTAGCGGTGCAATTCTTGGTTTACCAGCATTTTGAATGATCCAACCTTGCTTGTATTCACTGTGTTGTAAATACAATTTATCTGCATAAAACTTAGTATAATCTTCAACATTTTCATTCGTGCTGTTGTAGATTTCAATACCACTAAATGTCCTGTTCCCACTATTTTCCGTACCATCACGGTTTGACCCGATGATGGTTTTTGAAAATCTGTTCCCATTTTCGATATGCGTTCCATATCTAATAAACTGAGTAGGAAAGTTGTTGAAAACACGTCTGATAACTGCTGTGTCAGTTAACATGTTCATCGCACTGTTATCTAAATCGAATACCAGAGATCCAGTATTCGACTCTAACCTGCCACCTTTAATTCGTTCTGCAGAAAAATCAATCGAAGCGAGTTGCGTAATAAAGGCTTTTTGGGCCATTAATTCTCTGATAAATGCTTGATTAGCAAGCAGTTTCTGAATCAAAGCATAATCAACTTGTAGCTTGTCTGCTGTTACTGCATTACTAGCCAAAACCGGTGTAGTAACTGATCCAGCCTTCATGTGCCCAGTTTCCACGCTCTCGCTTGCGATATGACGGCCCAAAATGGATCCATCAACTACCATGTCACCCTTAACTTTAATCAATTGAGCGATCAAGGCAATGGATTCTGGCTCTTGTACCATTAAGGAACTGATTGTTCTCCCGTTGATGCTCTTTCCAGTGCTAAAGGAAATTTGACTTGGTGTGATTTGGATATCCGTTTTTCTCAACATATCACCAATTTGGTTTGTGATTGTTGTAAACTGTCCATCCACCGTCTGTCTGTATTCAGCAATCTTAGACTCAATTTTAGCCTCTGAAGTGCCAGCTTTATCCAGTGGGCTGGGCCTAAATGCTGGGATCTTAGATCCACGGACTAAAATTGGATTCCGTACCCAAAACTCTCCGTTATTGATAGCATAGATGTAGAATGGGAAATTACCTGTTTTGTTAAACTCAAAATCACGATTGGCAGTGAAATGGAATTCTGCTCGAATCCACCTATCTTTCGGTGTATTTTTGTCAGCAAAACCTTGAGCAAATATGGCAGTATTGTTTGAATGGTTTTTTAATGCAAATGCTAGTCCTTTGTCTACCTCTACACTAGATTTGATCATGTAATCAAATGCGATAGAGTATACATCACCTTGCAAAATACGATCAATATAGATTGGGAAGCAAGGTCCTAGCCATGTTGTGGACGGAGACCCATCAATTTTCATTTTGAAGATTCCGTCTTCCGACCTTGAAAGCCTATTATTATTATTATTATTGGATACACTGTATTCAGTTAATGTGTCCGCAAATCTGATAAGATTGTCTGGTGTTGTATCTGTCGCAACACTTTCAAATCTTCGATTGATTCCAGCTACATCTTCATCATATTTAGCTTTTGCTATGTAGCCTTGCTCTAGAATCTGCCTTGTTGCTTTCAGGGCATCAACTGCAGCCTTCTCAGAGTAGGTCTGCATGCGCTGTTCAAGTTCGCCATTTGGACCAGCTTTGCTCTCTAGTTGTGTTAATTGGGTCGAGAGACCTTGGATAGTTCTTTCAAAAGTAGCTTGAGCCTGTGTTACTAAATATTCTTGATCTTCAAGTGCTGGTTGCCACGGCCTTTTTTGAGTCCCTTTATAAAGGTCAATTTCTGCAATATATAAATCAGATTGACCGCCATTTGTTCCGTTATTATCAAAACGTAAATAGGCATTATCAATATCTCCGGAATTAAATTGGACTGATACACTTTCTAGTTCACTAGTGCTTAATTTTTTACCATTAATCAACTGTTTGACAATGGTGAAGCCTTGGGTTTCACCGTTACGACGGCCAAGGATAAAGACATCATAGGACGTCAAAGCCGAATTATTAAAACCCCTAAAATTAAGGGTATAATCTGTATTTTTTTCTAATAAGAACCGGTTAGAACTTATTACTTTTTCGGTTTGGTCATTATTAGAGAAAATAAGTATTGGTTTTGAGCCGTTAAAATAGAATGGATGGTTTCCTATTTTTGCAATCCCATTGCTACCAAAATATTTCGTACCTTCTTTATAAGCAGTATCACGAATTAAGTTAGGCCCACCGATTGTCGAAGAGGTAAGTTGCTCTTTAATTCCATTCACCGTCTGCTCGACATAAGAGCGATCTGCTTTGCCATTGGCTACATTGATCAGGTCAGATATGGCTTTCTCAGTCGTCTGCTCAAAGCGTGATTGAGCGCCTTGGACACCGACAAATTGGCTTTGCGTTTGAGTTTTGAAATCATTGATCAGCTTCTGGATGTCTGCATCACTGGTTTTTAATTGATCAGTAGTAGCTTTCAGTCCTTGCATCTTGACTTCAATGCCATTGTATCGAGCCCTGAACTCTTCTACAATTTCATTTTTGTTTGCTTGGTTTGCTGCATTGATTTTCTCAGTTACTTTAGCCGAAATTTCCTGCTTGACCACTTCAGCTTGTGCTTTGGCTTGCTCAATCCCGTCTGTGATTTTATGTTCCAGCTCTTTCGCTTGCTTGTCATACTCAGCATTAGCATTATCTACAAGCTTCTGCACTTTCGCTTCATATTCTGCATCATAAGACTTCATTTTCTTGTCAACGGAGTCATTGACCATTCCTGAGATAGAGTCTGCTAAAGTTCTAGCAACTTCGCCAAATCCGATGCTGACAAGTTTGTTGCTCATTGGATTAAACTTGTATTTCGTGATCTTTTTTCGCAAATCGACATCGTAGCTCTCGTGGAAGATGCTCACGATATCGAACATGTGTACTGGTTGATCTGCCTGGCCTACAACATCAATCTCAAGGCTTTCTTCGATCATGTCACACAGAGTTTCTCGAAAATAGCGCTTGCCGTATTCCTCAAGCGTTTTTTGATCCACGACATCCTGATCTTGTACTTCCATATCTGCTTCGTAAATATGCTTGTACTTAGTGATCAGTGGGCTATCAATGGTCACGGTTAGGATTTGATCTTTCTTCCCTTCTTCGTGTGCTTCAATAACCTTTTTAAAATGGATCCGTGTTCTCAACTCTTTGGTGGATTTTGTTTCTTGGAACGACTTCATATTTTTCTTGTAGGCAAATAATGATTCGTTTTCGATTCCACCATGTTCTAGCAATCGGACGCTGTACTTGTCCCGGACAAGGTCTCCACCCCACTGCCCAACGATGGAGTGCTTGTCTTTGGCCAAAGCTTCCATCGCTGAGATATCTTTTAAATTAAGGGTGTGTTTTGACATCACATCAGAAAAGAATGTGAATGGTGTTTCTCGTTTGAACCCGGCAACAAGCGCATTCATTACGGTTGCTCCATTCACTCGATCGACATTGATCTTGTTGATAGAATAACCATTTAACAATGTAGCTACTTGATTGGCGTATACTGTGACATATCCGTGTTGCTTTTCGACTTCAAAGATAGTAAAGTACTGTTCTCCGTGCAAGTCATCAGCAACTAATTCTGTTTCCGGAATTAACGATGCCCATTTGGGGTCTGATGTGGGAAATTTAAAGGTAAGCTGGTAGGTGCTGTTAGCTTCCTGAACGATTTCGGAGCTAAAAGCTTCATTAAGAGGAAAATTTCCCTCTTGCAGATAGATCATACTTTATACCTCCAATTCCCTTTTATTGTGATTTTTGAGACGGTGCCTGAAACTGCAATACCAGACGTACCTGGAGCAATTTCGAAGAATCCACCTCTTTTTCTCAATGTATTTTTCAGATTTCCATTTTTGTCATAGACATTTTGTTTTTTATGACGGCAATCGATTGTTGCTTTTGTATCAATCGTAAGTTGCATGGTTTGCTTCCCAATGGTTAGAGAGACATCACCATTGCCCTCGATTGTAATGATAGGTTCAGAATATACCGTTCCTGGATTGTTTACTGTGCCGTTACCTGCCAAAGTGACTGCAGCATCATTATTTAAGTAACGGAATGGATGCATCTTTAACTTGATTTCTAAAGTCCAAGCATGCAAGCCGTTTTGTTTAAATGATGCGCTCTGGAAATCAGCATAAAAAATAGAGCCTGGTCGGTGACTAAACTCTATTTTATTTTCTTCCGGCTTGAATTGATTTACAATCGTTTCGATTTCGCTTGTCTTGACAACGTATAAGCTTACTGTCTTATCGTACCCGTCATAGGCTCCATCGTAAAGATTATAATCTCCATTGGCTCCATAGATCGTATTTGATTCAACTCTTGGTGTAGCTGTCTGATCTTCTCCAAAATCTGTTACATAGCAGTTTGGGATTGATCCAGTGTCGAATCCATTTATTATCATGTTAAACATTAGATTCCCTCCCTTGCCATGATTTTAGAATATCTTTGATAGCTGTTTTGTGCCAAAACATCACCGTCCAGATAGGTTTCTGACGGTTTTTCAAGGATAGCAGTAAGGATCTTTTCTAAACTTGCTCTCAGAATTGCGATCTCAGCAACGATATTTTCACCAGTGTAGCTATTTCCTGTGGATGTTTCTTTAAATAAGAATTGTTGGCTGGCATTTTTCATTTCTCGCAAGAATTTGGCATCTTCCGGGATTCCGACCCCTGTTGCATATCTTGGGAAGCCAAGATTTTTCATCAGTCGCTTAGTTCTGTCAGCTCGCAATACTTTTGATCCACGAGGTAAGTTAAGTACAACATCCCGTCCATCTGGTATAAATGAGCTTCCATCTGGTAATGTTACCATTTCTTTATAGACTGCATTTCGCTGGTCATTGACCATTGCAATACCACCTTCATGGTAGTTTGTACCATCTTTTAATCCGAGCGCTGCTGCTGCTCCTCCTATCATACGCCTCACAACATCAATGTATACCGTCTTACCCTGCACACTATTAATGTTTGACTGGGCGCTCCAAACAGGGCCAGCAGTGTTATCTTGCGCATTGATAGCCTTGACTGGACTTGGTGTAGCATTCCAAGCGTTTTGATTCTCAATCGCCTGTCGTGCAGCAGTGATCGCACCAGTTGGATCACCCAACTGTGGTTTAACTGGACTAGGTGTGCTATTCCATTCTTGTTGCTTGTTGATCGCTTGATTAGCAGCATTAGTTGCATTATTTGGATCAGCAGTGATCTGTTTTGTAGGTACAGCAAATCCGTTATACAATCCTAAAGCGCCCATTGCTTGGTTAGTTCCAAGTGTCACACCGTCTGGTGTTGCGATCAGATCAGTCTTGTGGTCGGTAGGTAGTGTTAAAATACCAGACACCGCACTAGCAATAGCACTCTTGGTCTTATCTTCTGCATCTAAATTGACTACGTGAGCCATACCAGTTAAAGAGTCAACTGCAAGCCGTACACGTTCAGCCTTATCGCTAGCAGCATCCTTTAAGATCAGTTCTTTCTGCTCTGGTGTGAGTGTGTTCCAGCGTTCAATGATCGCAGTAGCACGTTCACCAGATGATAAGAAGTCAGTATTCTTCATTAAGAGTTCTTTAACTTCCGCTGGCATAGCATTGTATTGTTCTAACAATGTTTTATTATCAAGGATGGCTTGCATACCTTGATTGTTGCCGACCACAAGTTCTTTTTCTTGTGGGGTTAAACTATCCCACTTACCAACCTCAACCAGCGCTTGTCCGATCGTCATCTTAGCGTTAGTCTCAAGGTTTGCGTGCTTGAGGATAAACTGCATATTCTCCCAGCCATTTTCGGCTTGGAGTGCTTTAGTTACTTCCTCTTGTGCATTGGTTTTGACTTGCCCAGTCTTAGGATCAAATACCAATCCATTCCATAGGTTGTTAGCATCTTTGGTCTCCTGCGACATATTTTGTACGCTTTTAGCGACCATACCAGATGAACGACCTACGATGTCAGCAAATTGGTCTGCCTTGGCCATCATCTTGTCATAATCAAGTCCAAGCTCTGCCCAATCCTTGCGCATCTGGTCAAAGTACATCTTACGTTGTTCATCGTTACCGAAGTTAAGAGGTACTTTCTTACTCCACTCTTTTTGAAGTTCTGCATACTCACGGCCATAGGCTTCCATTTTGGTCTTGTGTTGGGCATTTAATTTTTCCATTTCCTTATTGTATTCGGACTGGCTATAAATTCCCTTTTCGTGAGCATCTTTCAATGCAGTCACTTGCTCATCGTAGAGTTTCTGTTCCTCTTTGAGCCATTTAGCTACGACTCCTGTACCTTTACGTAACTGCGTTTCATTCAGATCACTGATCTGGCCATTCATGGCTTTCACAATTGCGGTACGTTCATCGGCAGAATACTTCTGCAATGACAATTGCTTATCAATAAATTGATTTTCGTAGTCAGAAATAATCGCTTGTTCTTCGCGAGTAATCTTTCTGTGTTGGTCAGATGCATTTTGATAAATCTGTACAATCTCATCTGTCATCGACTGGATGTTTTTCTTTTGCTGTTCTGCTTGCGCTACAGCACGTTTTTGGATTGTTTCATTCGCACCAACCTTTTCAAGCCCTTTAAGAGTTTTCTCAAGGTCTTTGTCAATCGCTTTCTGGATATCATCGGCAAGCCCTTGCACACTCTTACGTACATTTTCAACCGCTTGTGCGCCACCTTGCCCAAAGCCTACGGTAGCTTGATGCACTTCATCGACTTTGGATTTTAACCGTGATAATTCTTGGTCTTGTAGCTTGCTTACGCTTGTACCCCACGTTTGAGTGCGTTCGTTTGCGTCTGCCATTTCTTTTGCTACTGTAGCAATCACACCAACAGCAACACCGCCTATTAGGACTCCCCAGGTGACAGGGTTCCCAAGCAGTGCGATCCCTTTTGCTAATAGACCAGTAGAAGCTACTGCACCTTCTGCAGCAGTGCTAGTTGCAGTGATTCCGGTTGTTGCAGTTTTAAATGCAGAAGAAAGACTGCTACCTTGTTTAAATAGTTGGAATGTCTTGCCTAATACAGAAAGCCCACCACCGACTTTACCAATACCTTGAGTGAGGAAGCCGATACCTTTAGTGATTCCTCCGATAACTCCGATACCTTTGCCAAGGATTGATAAGGCTGGACCTGCGCCTGCTGCAAGCAATCCCCATTTAATGATATTTTGCTGTTGAGACTCGCTCATTTCACTAAAAGCCTTGGCCATGTCAGCCAGTTTTGAAATCCATGGTTTCACAGCCTGCAAACCTGAATTCATAGCTTTTAACAATGGACCACCAAATTCAATTGCCAGATCAGTCACCTGGTTCTTAAAGATCTTCAACTGGGATTCTGTTGTCTCGTAACGTTTCTTAGCTTCGTTTGTGAGAGCTGTATTTTCTTTCCACGCACTATTTGACCTACGGACAGCGTCTCCCATCTTATCCGATGCAGATGCAAGAGATTTCAGCATATTACCTTGACGAATACCTGTCATTCCAAGTTCATCAAGAATACCGTCCATATTCTTGCCTTCATCGTGTGCACGTTGTAGACCTTTAATAAAGGCTTGCAATGCATCTGCTGGTTTTTGTTTCCAAGCTGTAGAGAATTGCTCTGCCGTCATTCCTGCAGTTTGTGCGATCACTTCTAATTTCTCTTTCGCACCTTTACCAACACCAGCTACTGCCTTACCGATACCAGTAAGGGTCTGGTTCATCGCAGTTCCCCCTGCTTCTGCTTCGATACCTACACTACTCATCGCAGTCGCAAGACCAAGAATTTCTGGTGTAGTCAAACCAGCTAGCTTACCGCCTGCTGCCAAACGGTTGGTCATTTCGACAATATCACGCTCTGTTGTGGCAAAATGGTTGCCAAGATCTACTACTGCTGATCCAAAATGCGCAGACCAGGTACCCAGATCTTTCCCAGAAACTTGCATGATATTCCCGATTTTAGCAATTGATGATGCTGCTTCTTCAGAACTTAAGTTTGTAGAGACACCAAGATTGATCATGGTCTTAGAAAAGTCCTTGATTGCTCCAATTGGTACCCCTAATTGTCCAGCTGCTTCCGCAACGTTTGCAATTTCAACTGCACTTGATGGCATTTCTTTTGCCATCTCACGAATATTAGCAGATAGTTTATCGAACTGTTGCGGTGTTCCATCTACAGTCTTTTTGACTCCTGCAAATGCAGTTTCATAGTCGATTGCAGCTTTTAAGGCAAATCCAGCACTTGCAATCAATGGAGCTGTTACTCCTTTGGTTAGTGTCCCTCCAAAGTCAGAGACATTTTTTCCAAATTTTTGGATATTGTCTCCACTTTTAACCAAATTCTTCCCAAGGGCTTCCATTTTACCTGAAAAGCTATTTTCACGTCCAACAGCTTTTAAGGCTTGCTCTACTTTGTAGAGTTGTCCTTCCATTGCTGATAATTTTGCATTTTCTCGCTCAATATCAGCAGCGGCTTTGTCAAATTTAGCAGATCCAGGATCAAGTTTATCGAAGTTCTGCTTCATCTGATCGAGTACTTTTTTTTGCGCTTCAATGGCCTGTCCTAAAGACTTATATTTTGCTTTTAGGAGTTCTGTACTCTTACCATTGTTTTTCAATGTGCTATCGAGCGCTTTGACATTATTTTGGAAATACTTCACAGCGTTCTTTGCACTTGTTAAGCTAGGATTGAACTTTGACACGTCCAGCCCTAGTTCTATATACATTTGTCCTAGTGGCGTTCCACCTGCCATTTTTCCTCCTTTTACAAACAAAAAAGCCCAAAGAGGCTTTATGCTTCCATTTCTCCAAAAATGTCAGCCAGATCTAAAGACGCATTTTCGGTTTGATCTTTATCAAGATCAATAATTCCGATCAGATCTTCCCAGCTTAATTCCATCACATCATGGACATTCATGTTATATGGTCCATCAGCAACTTCCTTAACGAATTTGTAGAAACGTTTTAATGCGTTTTTAGGATCTATTTTTTCCCCTTTGGGTCTACATCACCCACAAGATGAGCATAGATTTCAGTGAACACTTCAATGATTTTTGCGAAATCAGTATGTTCTAGCAATTGCTCTACTGTCACATTTTCAAATAGTGACGCAATGAAGCCTAATTGTTGATCCAATTTTTCAACTTCTGTCTTATCTGATGTGAGTGAGTCGTTTAGTACAAGGTAATCACGATAATCACGAGTAGTAATTTCTTTACTAGAGTATAGTACATCTTCTCCAGCATCATTCTTCATGGTAAATGTAATTTTTGACATTGTTTGCCTTTCTATAATTAAAAAAGCACCGAATGGTGCTTATTTCATTTTGTCCAAATTTTATTTAAAAATTCAATTTTATTAACATCATTATTGGAATTATCTTTGTTCATTGCATAGACTATTGCGATAGTTGCCTTTCCTCCAGCTCTAATCACAACACTTTTTTTAGATTGGACTGCAACAGTGTCGTCATTAGTGATTACAGAATCGTATGCAAGATAATTCCCTTTATCATCACTTACAAGTATTTTACCTGGATTGATTTCAATGTTCGAAGAATCATTGTTTGTAATGGCTAGCGTTACTGTGACTGGTATAAAGCTGTTTGAATCATGTTCCATAGCCAGCATGCCAGACGTTTGCTTTTTTGGTTCGTTGATTGTGATTTGAGTTTTGTCGAAAAGAACTCCGTCCCCAAATTTGTAGCTAGTCAATGAATTCATTCCAAGAACGAAATCATTTGCTTCCAGAAATAAATCGTGATCTACGTTTGATACGTATGTAGAGAGCTTATCTTTTACCATGACAGCTCTGTCCTTCTCTTCCTTTACGCTCTCTAATTCCTTGTGTGTCTTAGAAAGTTGATTGTTGGAATTTACGAGCATAATAGCAAGTACAATGGAAACTAGAGTGATCATAATTGTTAATGTTATTAAAACTGTATTTTTCTTATTTTTCATAACAAAACCTCCACAACTTATTATATCAATAATTGTAAAGGTTTACAACGATATAAAGATAAATAAAGGGGCTGAATGCCCCAATTATTATCCTGCTGCTGCCATACCGAGTTTTGCTTTCAATTTCTTGATTTTTGCTTCATCGCTACCAAAGTACATTGTACCGTACTTGTTCTTGGTTTGCTCATCAGTGCTTGCGCCTGCAGCGAATGATACATCTGTAGTAGCAAGCTCATCAGCTTTATCTTTGATCGTGTTAAGATCGATTGCATCCATTGACAGATTTCCTTTGTAGAATCCATAGTAAGCTCCACCGCCATCTGGAGTGTTTGATTCGAGCAAGATAGCGACATCTTTTGAAACTGTGTCAGCCCCAAAGTCAAGGATGTCATCATCGTTTTCATAGCCGAGAGCTTTAATGTAAAGCGCTACTGGAATGTCCAAGAGACCAAGATCTACTTTGACATCTCCAACCCCACGGTTGTTTACATGGTAAGCGATGTTGCTTCCGAATGTTTTTGTAGGGTCAACAGCAAGACCGGAGATTTTTGCGGTTTGAGTCGCACCTTCTCCTTTTTTACCTTGGATGATAAAGAGGTTTTCTCCCTCTGTGATGGTTTGATTCCCATCCAAAATTCGAACTGTAAGGCTTTTAAAACCAACTGTAGCAGTTCCTTGTTTTTGTTGTGTCATATTAAATTTCCTTTCTAATAATCGTCATACAGCTTGCTCTTCCCTTTGTAAGTTCTAGCATCTGCATAGCGTTTGATTTCAGGGATCCATTCATCTAGACCCCCAGCGATTTGATAGAATCCTTGTGACTCCATCACCTTTTCGACTAACCCTTGCAATTTTTTGCATTCAATTCGGTTTGTCGATTCGACATTGATTTGATAAAGAAATGTTTTTGAAAAGCTTGTATTACTTCCCTGGTCACTTTGGATAGGTGGCCCTAGTGGGATAATAACAATACTCGTCTGATCTGTTGGTAAAGTTTCAGGACGCTCAAATGATTTGATAGTGATTTTAGAAAGTTCCTCATCGCTCATCAGAGCATCATATATTTCTGATATCTTGTCTTTAATCATCCAAGCCCTTCTCCTTTCAATTTAGTTGC